TGATCGTCGTCCCGACGGAGATGCCGGCGACGGAGTCGAACCCCGTAAGCCATTGCCCGACGGTCAGCGCCCCGGAGGTGACGGACCTTACCGTCAGCGTCGCACCCGAGATGGAACCGACTACGGACGCCGCATCGGAGTCGTTGGCGGAGCCGCACAGGATCGACTTGACCGCCGCCCACGACCCCAGAGCGGCGACGACGGCGCCGTACTGGCTGGCGTAGATCGTCGAGCCGATCCTGGCCTTCGGCGGTACCGTCAGGTTCGTCGTCGGCGTCGTCGTCATCGCGGTCGATGCGACGTTCTGCGGCTGGCTGACCGTATACGTCCCGGCGTTGCCGGCGCCGGTCAGCAGTCCCGCGATCGTCGTCCCCGGTACCACGCCGGCGCCGGAAAGCGCCTGGCCGACGGCGACGGTGCCGGCGGCTACGGCGGTGACGGTGAGGGCGTTGCCAGAGATCGAGCCGGTAAAGCTCGCCCCCGTATTCGCCCCGTTGAAGGCGTTGACGATGGCGCTCTGGATCTGCGCCGCAGCGTTGGCCGGCACCAGAGCGGAGCTGGCGATGGTTACGTTGAAGTAGACCGGCAGCGCGGCCGGGGTCTCCCAGGTGATCGTATAGGACGGGAACGGCGGCGAGTAGCCCGGGTTCTGGTCCGTCACGGTGACCGACGTGTTACCGTTCATCGGGATGCCGGGCGGCTTCTTGGTCCAGATCGCGTTGCCGACGGCCTGCGCCGCGCCGCCGGTGACCGCGACGTAGATCGAGCGCGCCGCCAGGGTGAAGCCGCCGACCGTCAGCGGGTTGTTCGAGGGGTTGTCGATGACGTAGGCGTCGAGTACGCCGGGGACCGAGAGCACCGCGCCGAGGATGGCGCCGTTGCTGTTGCGCGCGGTCGCAGCGACGGAGTTCCGCCGCCTCAGCTCGAACTGCTGCGAGGTTTCGGTGTTGTTTCCCACGACGCCGGAGACGACGGCGGCCGAATCCCACCCCGGGATCGCCCGGTAGATCTTCACCGAGTTTGGCACCGCGATCGGCCCGGTGTTCACCGCCGCGAAGGAGAGCGTGATCGAGCCGCCGCCGGCGGGGAGCGTCCCGGCCCCGGTACACTGGTAAAGGTTGCCGGACGGGTCGACGACGGTGCCGTAGGCGAGCGGCCCGGCCGGGATGTTGGCCCCGGCGCCGGAGCAGGAGACTTGCAGCACCGTCGAGTTGGCCGGGTTGCGGGTGAGGAAGTTGATGCGGCAGATCGCGTCCTGCATCCGGCCCTGCGAGTACGCCGGGTCGACCTGCGTCGCGTAGTAGACCATTACCGCGTTGTAGTTGGCGAGGACCGCCGCGAGGGTCGAGGTCAGCTGCCCCTGCGGGGTGACGCCATTCCAGTTGAAGGTGACGTTGAAGGCGACGTTGAAGTCCTGCTGCACGCCGACGAGGATGGCCGGGGGGGACGGCGCCTGCGGGCCGTTCGGGCCCCATGCGATGGCCGGCGTATTGGTGGTGCCGATGTTCGCCATCTACCCGCTCCCCTGCAGGTTGACGACGCCGAAGTTGGCCGCCGCCGTCTGGCCGGCCGCCGAGACGATCTGAACCTGGCCGGTTACGACGCGGTTGTTGAACGACGAGATGAAGACCGTCGCCGAGGCGATGTCGGGGTTGGCGCCGACGGCGGTCTCGGCGAGCTGCGCCTTCAGCAGGGCCAGCGACGGCGACTGGCCGAGGATCTGCGTCAGCCACGGCACGCCGACCGTGATGTCCCAGTAATACTCGCCGAGGTAGGTCTGGATCGCGGACGCGGCGTCCTGCGCCAGCGAGTACGGCTCCGACGCCACCGCCATGTTGCCGTTGGCGTCGACGAGGAGGTCCCATACCGCGGTGTCGAGGAGGAAGCTGCTGTACATCCCGTCAGCTCCCCGGCGTCGGCGGCCCGGACGTTCCGCCGCCGGTCTGGACGCCGCTGTGGGTATGGGTCTGCAGGCTCACCTGGTCGCCCCCGCCTTCGCCCGACGCGATGGTGCCGGTCACCTGGAGGTTGCCGCTCACCTTGAACGGCTTCCCGCTGGTCGGCGTCGCCGTGATTCCGTTCGCGTCGCCTTGTAGCACGTTCCCGGGTTTGTCGGTGAGAACCCATGTGCCGTCCGGCTTCAGCTGGAGCGTAGCGGCGGGCACTGGGTTGAGGCAGCCGCCGACGTAGAGGCCGTCGGTGATGTTGTAGCGGCGCCGCGAGCCGGGGGCGACGGTCTGGCCCAAGTTCTTCGCTACCGCTGAGGAGTCGCGGTCGGCGCAGACCACGTAGCCGACGTCGTCGACGGCGGGGTCGGCGACGATCGCCCATGGGCCGAACTGGAAGCGCCAATACTGGAGGCCGTACACGGTGCCGTGCGGGACGACGTAGCCGTTGGCGTCGATCTGGCTCACCAGCGGAAGGACGTCGACGGTGCCGACGGCCGGCGGGGAGCCCGACCCCGCGTGCACCCCGACGACCTTGACCAGCTTCATCGAGTCGATGCGCGCGACGAGCTGCCTTACTACCGCGGCCACGGCATTGAGGTCGGTGGCGCCATCGTCGGGGCCTATCTGGCCGTAGCCGAAGTCGCTCATTGCGTCACCACAGGCGGTGCCGGTGCGTTGACGCCCTTGGGGTAGCACAGCGCGGTCGCCACCCAGTCGCCGTCTGGCAGCAGCGTGTCCAGCGCGAGGTCGAGCTTGAAGACCGTCCACGTCTTGTTCGCCTGCGGCACGACGGCGCTCTCCACCTGGATGTTGCCGAGGAAGGCGACGTCCGGGTTGTAGACCATCTTCACGACGAGCCAGCCGGTCTGGGCGAACGACGGCGATCCAACCATCCCGGTGCCCTTCGAGATCAGGGGGATGTTGGTCAGCGACGTACGCGACCCGTTCTTCGGCATGATCGCGAGTTTGGTACCGCCGTCGACCAGCAGCGCCCTGATGTTGGCGTGCTCGGCCGCCTGGTAGACCTGCTGCAGCACCGTTCCGGGGAAGTACGGACTCGCCAACGTCCCATCTACCCCGTTGTTCTCCAGCGGCACTCCGAGCTGCTGCGCGAAACTCTCCATGATCGAGACGATCGACGTCGGCCCGGTATAGCTCGCCGGCGCCGCCGACTTCACGGCGTTGATGAGGCCGGCCTGCGCGATGATGCGGATCGGCGTCTCCGGCATGTTGCTGTAGTCGCCGTAGGCGAACCAGATCGTGCCGCCGAACACGACCGGAAATCCCCCCGCCGGCGTCTGCGCCGCGTTGGCCGAGGAGGCGTCGGGCAGGCTCGACGCGCCGGCGCTGACGATGATCTGGTTCTTGGAGACCGAATCGACGACGACGCCCAGCGTGGCGAGCTGGTACATCAGGCTCAGCGAGAGGCCGTAGAGCGTTATGTCGGCCATGCCCCCGGCCGGCGCCCCGGCGTTGGTGATCCTGCAGCGGGCGCGGGCGCCGGATATGTTGAAGGTCCCCGAGGTCGGCAGCCCGTTGAGCTCGGCGAAGCTGTTCGACTGGCCGTTCGCCGTCGGGTCCAGGGTAACCGCGAAGTTCAGCAGCTTCTGCGTAAAGCTGGGCTGCCTCGCGAAGGTCGTCAGCTGCGGGGTTTCGGCGGTAGCGAAGTGCGTTGCCGGGATGGTGATCTGCGTCGTCACGTCAGCCCGCCGCGAGGTCCGCCGGGGATAGATAGAGCAGTTGGTAGCGGGTGCCTATCCCGGTGTACACCGGGTCGCTGCTGCCCTGGGTGTCGAACCACAAGAAGTCCCCGACGAAGCCGAGGTAGGCGTCGCGGACGACGCGATTGAGGTTCTGGCACGGCGCGTTGTTGAGGATCGTGACCCCGGCCACGGCGATCGTCATGAAGAGGCCGTAGGCCATCTGCGTGATGATGAGCGTGACGGACTGCGCGCCGAGCTGGCAGCTCATCTGCTGGTTCGGGACGGCCTGCGCGAGGATCGTCTGCATCAGTTCCATCCTTGTCCCGCCACGGAGGTCTGGGTCGCCGCGTCGGTCTGCGGTACACCGACGTTGCCGAGGCCGACCTGGCCGGCGACGGCCGGGGTCTGCGTGTTCTGGAACGGCGCCGTCGCCGTCTCCATGATCTCCGCGAGGACGACGTCGATCGAGACGAGGCCGACGTTGGCGGCCTCGCGGTCGTACTCGCGGCGCACGAAGTTGTAGCCGAGGTAGACCGCCTCCGGCGTCACGACGTCGTACAGCTCCGTCGTGCTCATCACGGCGTCGATGGACTGCAACATCTCCTGCCGGTTGGTCGCCGACGCCCCGGCCGAGAAGCGGCAGCGGACCTGCGACGGCAGCTGCACCTTGTTGTAGCTCTGGAAGGCGCCCTGCTCGACCGGGTAGGTCGAAACCTTCCACTCCTGCGAGTAGGAGAAGTTGACCTGGTTGTCGTAGGCCAGAACCGGCTCGCCGTCGAGGAAGATGCCCCACTGCTGCGTCGAGAACCCGAAGATCGCCGCAGCGATGTCAGCGGCGAGCAGCACGACGCCCCCGGCACTGTAGCTGTTCAGCGGCGGCACGCCGGGCAGGTTGGGGACGTTCGGCATCTTACGTCAGCCCCGAGTTGATGCCGCCCAGCATTGAGTATCGCCGCACCGAATCGGGGATGGCGTCGGCGACGGCGGCGGGGTCGGCCTTGGCCGACGACACGTTGATCGTCCCGATGTTGACGGAGCTCGTCTTGTTGGTGGTCGAGGACGACGGCGCCCTCGGGACGTGCGTCCCCTCGCCGCTCATAATCCCCATCATCACCGCGGCGACGGTGTTGGGATCGTTCAGGTTCGGCACGTCGCCAGCGCGCAGGCCGGTGGCCTTCATCATCCCCCCGAGGTAGCCTTCGTCGACGTTGCCGACCCACCGCTTCTGGATCTGCGCCAAGGTGAGCCCCTGGTAGGCGCTGTTGAGGAGCGCCGCCGCCGCGCTGGCGCCGGCGTGGAAGTCCGGGAAGATCGCGAAGCCGCCGCTGTCGGCGCCAGTGGCGCCGTGGGCGATCGCGAACGCCCCGTACTTGACGTTTCCTGGGTTGTTGTTGCGGTCGCCGCGGCTGCCGCCGCTGGACGGCGGCGTCACCGCCGAAGTTCCGGTCATCGCGCCCCACAGTTCGCGCAGGCTTCCCGGCCGGGGATCCGTCAGCCAACCCCACGCCCCGGCGGCCCCGCGCTTGACGGCGTTGATGGCGTCGTTGCCGGTGGTGGTAGTCAAGACTTCGAGCGCGGCCGTAACCGCGTTTGCGGCCGTCGTCAGCAAGGGGAAGCCGACTCGCGCCAGGTTGTCGAGCGCGGTGTCCAATTCGCCGGTCCTCTCCTGAAGCTCTTTCGCCTGTGCGGCGCTTTGGTCGCTGGCCACGCCGATCCGCTCGACCTCCTCCCGGAAGCGGGCCATGTTCTTGGCGCCCTCCATCATCAAGAACATCATGTTCTCGTTCATGCCGGGGATCTGCTGCAGCCAGAACCGCTGGTCGCGCGGCGACTGCGTGGCCAAAAATTGCATGATCTGCATCATGGCCTGGTCCGGCGAGGCGTTGCGCCAGTCCACCCCGGCCCGGCCGAGCAGGGCCGCGAACGGGGCGCTCGGCATCGCGTTGCCCATCCGCATCTGTTGGAAGATGTCGTTGAGGCCGCCGAACGTGGAGGAGGCGTCCTCCGCCGTGCCGCCCACCATCTTCACCATGTTCTGCCAGACCGACAGCTCCCGGGTGCTGATCCCGATCGAGCGCGCCAGCCGGCTGGTGTGGGCGTCCATCGTGGCGATGCGGTCGATGAACGCGGCCGCCTCGCCACCGACGAAGGCGCCGACGAGGCCGACGACGCCGCGCTTCATGAAGCCGAAGACGTCGGAGATCCTCTGGCCGCTGCGCTCCACGTCGCGGCCGAAAGCCTCCAGCGAGCGCCTGCTGCGCTCGAACTGCTCGTCGAGCCCGCGGCGCCCCTCCGCGAACCGGCTGCCGTCGAGCCCGACCTCGACAACGAGTTCGTCTATCGCCGTGGGCATGGGCTCTCCTCAGCCTTCCCGTTCCCGCCTCGCGGCCTCGGCGGCCCTCTTCTCCAGCAGGTTCCTGTTGTAGCCGTCGACGGCCGCTATCTCGACGAGGTCGTACAGATCCCTGACGCTATAGACGGTCTGCAGCTCGTGGAGCGTCGCTAGCTTGCTCCTCACTGCAACGTCGATTCGCCTGGAGACGTTCGCTGGCTCGATGATTCCGTCGGGAGCGGGATCATGATTTTCTTGTAGAGCGCGGACAACGCCGCGCTCACGGAAAAATTTAGGTGCAGGCTGAGGACCTCCCCCCTCAGCCACATCCGCGTGGCGACCTCCTCGACGTCGTCGTCGCTGACGAGGTCGCTGTCGAGGTGCGGCTTCGACTGGTCGCGGATGTACCTCACGCACTGCAGGAGTTCGTCCAGCAGCGGGATCAGCGTTCCGGGCGCGATGTTGCCGCGGAGGAACGTATTGATGCCGAGGATGGCGATGCCGTCGAGCCCGATGCCGGAGAGGTTCAGCGGCAGCTCGCCGGCCCCGCTGTTGGCCGCCAGCATCATGCGCAGGCCCCAGTTCTCCGCCTTCGCCGCTGGCCACTCCGTAAGGCGGAAAAGTTTGTCCTTGTCGCGGTTGCGGGTAGCGGGGAACTCCGGGACGCGGACGACGACGCTTTCCCTCATGGACGCACCTTTTTACGAGTTCGGCCTGGCGACGACCCTGTTCCAGACCAGCCTGTACTTGCGTGGCTGGATGATCTTCCGAACCGGGGGCATCGGGTTGTAGGTATCGAGGCCGCCGTTGGTACAGTTGAACATCAGGCCGATGGCGGGGAGGATGATGACCCCGGTCAGCGGGTACGCCGTCTCGCCAGCCTCCTGGTACTGGTTGATGGTATCGAAGAACGAGTTCGACGCCGAGTCGGCCTGGAGCGTAATGTTCTGCATCCTCTCGACGAACACGAAGCCGAAGGAGAGTTTGCCGTCGACGCCCATGACGTGCTCGAGGACCTTGGCGTTGTCCATGTCGGTGACTTCGTCGGCCGCGAAGCCTTGCAGCTGCTGCGGCGTCGGGAACAGCGTCGCCTGCGAGAGCGTGATGATGGCATTCGCAGCTGTCAGCATGGCATAATTCCTCTCGAAGCCTCGAAGTGAACGATGGAAGGCCACGCGCAGCAGCGCGGTAGCTCGTCAAGTTCTGGAACGCGATTCTTCTTCCGTAGGTTCACCGTAGCCGGAACGACTTGAAGATTGGTATGGCAATGCAAGCCGCAAACAGTTTTCGATTGAAGCGGGTAGATGTGATCGACGTGATGCGGGATGCCGGTCTCGCGCGTCAACCGAACCGCCTCCTTGTAGAAGGCCAGCATCTTGTCGAAGTCGGCCCAGATTGGCATCGCACGCTTCTCCGCCGCACGTCGCTTTGCAGCATGTGCGCGGTTTAATTCTGGATGATCGCGCCAATAGTCGGCTGCGTAAGCCAGCAACCTTTCGTAATTTGCGGCCTTGTATTTCTGGCCCCGTTCCAAGATTTTTTCGCGATGCTTCTCGTAATGAGTGCGGCGATATTTTTTGAATCGGTCAGGCTGTTCAAGTCTGAGAAGATGCTCTCGTTCCAAGATTTCGTCGAGATTCTCTGCGCGCCTGCGAGCGGCTGCTAAAGCTTCCTTTTCCTTGTTTGCGGCTCCATAATCCCTCCGACGCGCTCGCATCGCATCGGCATTTGCATCATAAAACTTTTTGAAAGATGCTTTTTTCCGTTCTGGATGTCTCGCGCAATACCGAACATTGGCCTCATATTCTTGCTGCCGACGGCGCGCAGTTCTGCAAGCATCGCAGCGTGGCGAGCGTCCAGAAATTTCAATGCCGCAATCTCTGCAAGTTCTCATCATTGGACCAATACAGACGACAGGTCTATTTGTTGAACACTATTGCGGTCGATGTAAAAGAAAACCATTGACCACGGGCCCCGCGCCGCCTGGACCGTCTGCGGCGGCAGCAGGATTTGCAGGTAGTAGCCCTGGCTCTGCAGCGAGCCGGCGATGTTGGCCCCGGCGGCGGCGTTGACCTGCGCGACCTGCGACGCCGTCAGCGTGTTCGGGGCGAAGGCGCCGAAGGCGAGGCCCTGGTCGATGACGGACTGGAGCGCCTGCTGGAGCAGCGCGATCCCGGCGTTGGTGAACGGCACCGACAGCGAGTTCGCGAACAGCGTCAGCAGCGTGATCTGGAAGAGGTTGTTCAGCCAGACCTGCGTCTCGAAGCTGTCCGCCCAGGCGAACGGGCCGGTGATCTGCCCGTTCTGGAACCAGACGTACGAGGCGTTCGCCGCACCGTAGGCGCCGTAGAAGCAGTAGCCGTTGGCCAGCAGGTTCGTCGCCGTGTTGATGTCGGTAACGTTCGCGACGAGGCCGGCGCCCTGGCGGAAGGCGAAGTCGGTACGGCCGTTGGTCTGCTGGTAGTTGACTGAGGCGGCGAGGCCGAGCGCGAAGGCGCAGAGCCCGTTGTCGACGGTCGCTGCGGGGTTGCCGCCCGACGCGCCCTCCCAGATCAGGAGCGTGCCGCTGTCGCCGTTGGCCTTGAGGATCTGGCCGAGGCTCGCCGCCGCCGGGCTCGTCGCCGCGGGGCTGCCGTCCGGGTCCCAGCAGAAGTAGCCGAAGCGGTTGCCGCCCAGCGCCGTGTTCTTCCACGCCGCGAACTGCTGCTTGACCGCGTTGCCGGAGCCGCCGTCGGGGTCGAAGTGGGTCATGAAGTTGACCCAGTTCACGTTCTGGCCGATCAGCGCCGTCATGAAGGCAGATGGCGTCTGGGGTGCGGCGCCCTGCGACAGTACCGCCCCGGTGGCGGACGTCAGCAGCAGCAGCGCCGCCGCGGCGCCAGAGGCGAAGGCGGCCGTCGAGGACGGCCCGGTAACGCCCGACGTGACGACGAACGCCCCGGAGACGGAATCGTAGGTAACAGCGGCCGCGATCGCGGCGCCGGTGATGGTCTGCGACGGCGCCGTCTGCGACGGGCTGACGTAATACGTCCCGGTCCCGCCGGTGCCGGTACCCAGCGAGACGATCGAGGTGTTGGCCGAGACCCCGGTACCGGACAGCGCCTGCCCGACGGCCGGCGCTCCTGAACCGACCACGGTCACGCTGAGCAGGCCGTAGGTTTCGGTGAGCGCCTCGGAGGCGAGGATCTGTGGCTGCGAAACCGCGTAGGTACCGATGCCGCCCGGCGTGCCGGTAAGCTGGCCGCTGACTACGGTATTCGCCGCGACGCTCGAGCCGCTGAGCGCGCCGCCGGCGACGATCGGGCCGGCGGCGACGGCCGTTACGGTGAGGACGTTCCCTGCGATCGATCCGGTAAAGCTCGCCGTCTGCGGGGCGATCGAGCCGGTGACGCTGGACTCGTTCGGCAGCGCGGAGTTCAGCGCGGTCTGGATCAGCGAGGCGGCGTTGGAGAAGCTGGTCGCCGCGGCGAGGTTGACGGTGCCGCTGCGGCTGTAGCCGTCGAATACCGCCGTCAGCACGCCGTTGATGGCCTGGAGCTGCGGCAGCGTCAGACCAGAGATGTTGCCGCCGCGCAGGTAGGCGGCGACGGCGGTCTGCGGGAACTGCGCCATCAGCAGCGACGCCGGCTGGATCGAGGCGCCCTGGAAGCCGGCGAAGTAGAAGCCGGCGGTCGTCGTGAGCGGGTCGCTGGGGCCGAAGAACGCGGAAACGCCGGCGGGGGCGGCGAAGTTCTGAACCGTGCCGACGGGGAGGCGGGTGTTGTGGGTAAGTACGAGGCCGACGCCGGTGAGCCCGGTACCGCCAGCTGCGAGCACGCTGGGAACGACGTCAACGATGGTGTTGGCCGGGATGGTCGACATCGCAAAGTCTCCCCTGGCGCCCCTGAGTCGGCGCACCGCACCGCGCACCAATTAACACGGCGTGGACGGGAAGTCACGGCCACCATAGGATCCGGGCCATGCCAGACCCCGGCCGATGCTTCTACGTCTACGTGCTTTTCCGCCCCTGGGACGGGTCGCCGCTCTACGTCGGCAAGGGGAAGGGCGACCGATGGCTGCACCACCGAAGGCCAAAACCGCGATTTGCGAACAAGCATTTTTTGGCGGTCATCAATAAGGCTCGCGAGTTGGGCCTTGAGGTACCATGCTTGAAAATTCGCGACAATTTGACTGAGGCGGAGGCCTTCGCGATAGAGGCCGCTTTTATAGCCGCGATAGGAAGAGGAAACGATGGGCCTTTGGTCAATGCTACAGCTGGCGGTGAGGGAACGTCTGGATTACCGAAATCATCACAGACAAGAGCGAAACTACGAGCGGCAAATCTAGGAAACCAAAATTCCAAGGGTCGAAAAGAATCGGCCGAAACGCGTACCAAAAGAGTAGCAACATTTAAGGCTACCCTTGAGAAGCGCGGCCCTAAACCTCCGAGTATCGCCGCCCGCGCCAACATGAGAAAGGGACAATTAGAGCGATTCGCTACTGAGGAATCTAGGATTGAGCATGGCGAAAGACTGAAGGGTACTCAATCCGGTGAAGCCTTGGAGAAGAAACGAACGATTAAGAAAGATCAGTGGGCGGACCCAGACTATCGTGCGGTTACGGTCGCCAAATTTAGAGAAAGAGCCAACGATAATGATGTGGCTGCGCAGCGAAGTCAGACGACTAAAGAGCTTTGGACAAATCCAGAATATCGCGCGAAGCAGCATGGGCCTTCCTTTTCTGTAAAGCACGGCATCGCCATGAAAGATGTCTGGGCAGACCCTGTTCGGCGGGCGGCGATGTTGGAGGCGCGTCGGCTCAAGGCGGAAATTCGGCGTCAACGTCGATTAGCTCAATCTGAGCCGAATCTGCATACTGTTGGTTGACGCTAACGGTCTGATAAATCTGCAAGCAAACGTCCAAACTCCATCGAAATTCCCATTGTTGTTCTGCATTTTGGAACCCGACCTGCCTAGGATCATCCGCATAAAGTGGAACGACGCCATTTAGGGGCGGGGCAAGAGCTGCAAAAAAATCGACCCCAAAAGAATCTCTCAAACATGTCGAGACGGTCTGCGCGAAGTCGCCAGCCGTACTGTCGCTGGAGTGAAAATCCACCTGGATCGTGACCTCCGCCGACTGCGTCAGCGTCTTGGCCCCGGCCGACATCGTCTGCGGTGCCGCGATCTGCGCCGGCGAGACGGCGTAGGCGCCTGGACCGCCGGCGGTTACCGATACCCCGGTCACCACGGTATTCGCCGCGACGCCGGTGCCGAAGAGCGCGGCGCCGACCTCGAGCTGCCCGGCGATGACCTGGGAGACCGTCAGCGTGTTGCCCGCGATGCTGCCGACCAGCTTCACGTCCGCCGAGCCGTCGACGTTGGTCGCCAGCCGGTCGATCCTGATCGGCGTCGCCACGGCGAAGAAGGGGTTGACTGGCTCCGGCACCCGGTTGGCCTGGCCTGGCACCGCCGAGACCCCCGTCGACATCGTGGCCTGCGCCACGGTCTGCGCGATCGAGACCTGATAGGTGCCGGCGCCGCCGGCGGGCCCGGTGAGCTGCGCCGCGATCGTCGTCCCCGGCGCCACGCCGAGGCCGAGCAGCGGCGCGTTGAGCTGGACCGTTCCCTGGATGCCGACGGGGACCTTGCCGGGCAGCGCCGCGACGGTAAGCACGTTGCCGGCGATCGAGCCGACGAACACCGCCGGCGCCTGGCCGGGCAGGCCCGGCAGTACCTGGGATAGGAAGGCGAGGAGCGCCTGCTGAACATTTGATTGGCTGGGCGAAATAGAAATTGTCACGCGACCCTCGCAAATTCGCCATGATATTTGGGTGCCGCTATACAATAGGCAGAATAAGCCTCTTCGGCAGAATCAAAGTAACCAAGAGAAAATGATCGCTTATCGACCATGATCCGAGCTACCCATTTCCCGCGCGCCTTATGCCAGCTTACTCCTTTGAATCCGCTCGTATTGTTCTTGTAAATTCGCGCATTGGAGTTATTCTGCGATCTTGATGCTTGTCGGAGATTTGCCCAACGATTATCGCTTTTGTTGCTATTTTTATGATCAAGATCGGCAATTGGCCATTCGCCCGTCATATAGAACCACGCAAGGCGATGAGAAAAGTATCTCTGACCATCAATCATGATCCACCAATAGCCGTCTTTACGTAAACTCCCGGCTATGCCGCCTATATTACGTGTGAAAAGGCCAGTTTCTGGAGCGTAGAACAAAATCTTTCGAAGTCGTTCTACTGTTAATGTTGGGATGATCGCGGTCAATTCGACACCGCGACGGTATTGCCCTCGAAGGTCTTGTCCTCGAAGGTGTACGTCGAGCCGTCGGGGCGCTTGCACTCGTAGGTCGGGTATCGAACCGCGGCGCAGCTCGAGTAGGTCTGGCAGAGCTGTTTCGTGCCGTCGGCCGTCGGCCGGCAGTCGACGCGCGTGCAAAGCTGCAGCGTCATGGTCGTCGCGACGATCAGCGTGCAGACGTCCACCTGGGAAATCCTTACTGCGCTGGGATCTTGTAGAACGTGACGTCGAGCGTCGCCGAGCTGCTGGCCTGGATGAACTGGATCGCCGACAAGGTGCCCTCGTAGACGAACGGCGGGTCGGTGGTCAGGATCGGCTGCCCGGCGCCGGAGCTCGGCGCGATGCCGTCGTCGCGGTAGCGGACGGTCTGGCTCTCCGTCCTGATTACGGCGAGGTTCGCCCCGGCCGGGATGCCGACGACGTTGTTGATGCTGCACGCCGACAGCTTCGTCGCCGTCGCGGGCGAGAGCTGGCAGTAGCCCAGCGGTACCCAGGGTATGCCTACCGTCGGCGTCTGCGCTACGGCGGACGTGCACAGCAGCGCCAGCGCTGCGGTCCCGAGCATCATCTTCTTCATTTGCGCGTTCCCTTCTTGAGCGCCTTCCTGACGCGGTTGCCGCGCGGCGCGCGATTGAGGTCGAAGCGCTCGACGCGGACGATCGGCAAGATGATGATGATCGCAGATTCCGAAGGGTCGCGTACCTCGACCGCGTCGGCGTCGCGGCTCCTCCGCTCCGGGTCCGGAAATATTACGACGTTCCCGGCCATAGTCAGCTCCCCGCCTGGAGCGTACAAATTATTTTTGTCCACCCCGCCGTCAACGCCCAAGGCTCCGGTACCAACGTGACCAAGTAGACGCTGCCATCGGAGAGCGTCAGAACGTCGCCACCCTTGAGTTCTACCCGTACGCCGCCATCGAGTGCGCCATTCACGTAGAAAGTTTTGAGTACGCCCTGCAAGTTGAGCGTTTCTACTTGTCTCAAGTCGCGGCCGCTCAGCGCCTGCGCCTGCGCCAGGAGCGTCAGCGACGACTGCATCGCGATCAGCGGGACGTTCTGCTCCTCGCTCACCGTGTAGGTGCCCGGGCCGCCACCGCCGCTGCCGAGCCCGACGATGGTGGTCCCCGGCAGCACCGCGCCGGAGCCGTCGAAGACCGCCTGGCCGGGCTGCAGCACGCCAGCGGCCACCGACGCCACCGTCAGAGTGTTGCCCGCGATGCTGCCGACGAACGATCCCGGCGTCGCGTAGGCCGGCTGCGGCGTACCATCGGCGGCCGCCGTCTGGCCGACGCTGACCCTCGCCGCGACGAAGATCCTCGGGTTCACGGCGCCCACCGCGCCGGCGACGATGCTGTGCAGGTTCACGACGTCTTCACCTCGTGGCCGATGCTGTTGATCATAACGGACGTATCGATCAGCGGCTTGGCGAAGCCCTTGCGCTTGATCGTGCTCGGCGCCAACGGTGGACTATTTGTGTCGATGATGCTCTGCCGCAACTGCCCGCCGATGGCCTCGCCCGTAGTCTCCAAAGTCTTCACCGCATCGTAGTCGTTGGCCTTGAGCAGGTCCGCGATCGCCTTCGGCCACTCCTTGCTCTTGGCCTTCACCATGTTGCGGAAGAACGGCCGCGGCGGGATCCCGCGGGACGGCGCGCCGAAGTCCTGGATCGCCGCGATCATCGCGACCGGCGTACCGTTCGGATAGGTCGCCCCGGCGAGGAAGCCGACCCGCAGCGTCGCCGGCTGGCTTACGCCGCGAGATATTTTCGCGAGCGCGGCCTCCAATTTTTTCCCACCGGAAATTGTAGCCATCACGTCAATCCTGCGGACCATCCGGCGTTGTCGTATGGATTCTGATTCTGGCGGGCGGCCCAATCGGCGAACAGCTTCATCTCCTCGGCGGAGGCATTGGCCTTCATGCTGTTCGCCTTGAAGGACATGATCTGGATGTTGCCGCGTACATAGCCTTTAGAGTTGTCCTTCCGATCTGCACTTGGTGCAAATGGCGAAAATCCGGCTTCTCCGCGAGAGAAGGGGACATCGAAGACCGGGCATCGTTCCGGCGCAATCTGTATCAGATAGGTGGCCAGTTCGCAGATAGATTCGAAACCTATCTCAATGCTACCAGCCCTACAGCGCGCGAATATACCGGCCGCCTGTCTATACCAAGGCGTCCCCTTTTGGACGTAGTTTTCGCCATGCTTCTTCTTGACCGCACGCCGCATCGGATTGTTGTCACCGCTCATATCAATGCAGCCGCAACCTTTGCTCGTTCCGTTTTTTAGATTTGCATCATAAACATCGCGTTCGGTACCGCACTCACAGCGGCATAGCGAATATCCGCGTCTTCCTGACGATGGCTTCAAAACTACCCAACGGCCGAAATGCTGTCCGGTTCGATCAATGAGGCGATTTGGTGATTGGCATCCGCAGGAAATTCGACGTTCCGCTGTTACTTGATAAGCGTCGGCTTCTCGTTCAACGCCGCATTGGCAGCGCCAAAGCCACCGAACTTTCGTCTTATTATTCGCGACGCGCCGGATCGCAGTTAGGTGGCCGAAGGTTAGGCCAGTCAAGTCTCTGAAGGCCGGCATTTTTGCTTTCCCCGATAGACAGGGAATTATATTAGATCGGCCAGCAAGTTGTTACCAATAATTTCCTCTGCCCCAGCCTGGGCGATAGAAGGGATAGCTGCCTCCGACTGGCATCGGGCTCGGCCTTGCTGCATATCGAGCTGTTCTAAATTGGGCACAGAACGCAAAAAATTCCGCACCCCACTTTGTCTGTTCGTACCAAGCCTGCGACGGGCTAGCCGCGTTGGCATCGCCCATGTCGACCTGCACCGAGACCGACCCCTCGCTGGCGTTGCTGATGCGCCCGACCAGCGGCGGCGCTGGCTGGCCGGCCGAGGCCGGCATGTCGTTGGCGTCGCGCGGCGCGTTGAGCCAGCCGATGTGCGAGGTCAGGAGGTAGAGCAGCGTCGGCGCCTGCGGCAGCGCCCCGGTCCAGCCGGCGTTGGCGAACATCAGCGAGGCCCGGTTGAACCAGCCCTGCCCCTGCGCCGGCGAGCAGCCGCTGAACTCCGGAAATTGAGCGATCCAGGTCGGGTAGTCGAAGACGACCGTCGGGACGGCGGGAGGGCCCATGCGGCCCCCGTCACTCTGCCGCGGTCAGTTCCGCGTCGGCGGCGGGCCGGCCCATCGGGTTCGGCCGGAACTTCTTCGGCATCCGGCGGTCGGTGTCGGGCTTCAGCGGGCCCAGCCCGCTGTCGCGGTCGCGGTTGTCGCGGGCCTGCGCCTTGGCGTCATCGACGCTGGGCTGCGCGAAGATCAGGCCGTTCTTGACGAACGGGTTCTCCTTGTTGTCCTCGAGCCAGCTCTCCCAGAGGTCGCGGTCGACGCCGAAGGTCATCGCGAAGCCGTTCGCCATCTGCGGGCGGTCCGGCCAGACGGTACCTTCAGGCGGCGCGCCGACGGGGTAGTTGTTGCCGGCGATGACGGCGATCGGCCCGACCTTGTAGGCGACCTCCTCGATCCAGGCCTCGCCGCGGTGCGTCATCCTCTGCGGCCGCTTCTCGCAGCGCTGGATCTCCAGCGCGAACGGCAGCTTGCTGCACACGGTGACCTTGTCGCCGGCGTAGCTCTTGGAGCCCTGTCCTGGCGTCGGCTTGTGCGGCGCGGCGAGGACGGCCGCCTCGGCGGCGGTCGGCTGCTTCTTCTGCGGCGCGGGCATTTTCAATCTCTCCGTCTAAAGTTTCTGATTAGATTCCGAGCATCCCCGTGACACCGAGTACAAGCCTCAAAATTGTGCCCCAGCTGCCGGACGTCATCTTCTGCTGCCACGCCGACGGCTCAGGGATGATCTTGTGGGCGCGGAGCTTCTCGTTGAACGCTGCGTAGGCGACCTCCTGGCCCGCGATGGACTTGACGATGAGCTGCATCGCGTTGCCGGCCGTCGAGTAGCCCTGCGGGTTGTTGGCGGTCTGCTGCGCGTATTGCGGCGCCGTCATGATCTTCATCTTGGGGTAGTTGTCCTTCAGAAGGTCTTTGACGTTGACGCCGAAGGTGTTGGCGAAAGTCAGCGCCACGGAACTCGACGGGCCCATGACGAGCGTCATGTCGTCGTCGAGCTCCACGGTGCCGTTGGTCTGGCCGATCATGCGCTCCACCAGCGCGACGATGTCGTTGTAGACCTCGTTGGCGGTGGCGTTCGGCGCGCCGCCGACGAACCAGGACGTGCCGCCGGCCGCCTTGGTCGCCGGGGTCACGTAGGCCGACAGGAACGGGTTGTTGATGATGCCGTAGTTCTGCAGGCCCGAGATGCCGAAGGCGTAGCTGAGGTTCTGGTAGCGGTTGAGCAGATCCGCCGCCGATACCTCAAGCTCGCTAACGTAGTTGATCTTCGCCAGCCCGGCCCGCTCCAGCTCGCGCTCGCCGTAGCGCACGAAGGTCTGGAAGAGGTAGGCCTGGAAGTTCGGGAAGTTCAGGTTGACGCCGGCGCGGCCGTTGTTGTTGAAGTCGCCGTAGCTCGACACCTCGCCGGTTTCCTCGACGACCGGGAAGATGCGGGTTTCCTCGAGCCAGCCGCCGTTCTTCTGCTCCGTCAGGATCTTCGCGAAGTTCAGCGGCGTGAAGACGATGCGGATGACCTTCGGGTCGATCACCGTCGTCAGGAGCGACGGGATCGCCGAGCTGGGGTCGGTGGACAGCGTCGGCTGCGCGTCCATCGCGAGCTGGAAGTTGCGCTTCCACTCGTCCGGCAGGTACATCGTGACGCCGGGGAGGTAGACGCCCCTGGACTCGTGGACCGGCTTGTCCTGCTGCCACTGCGTCCGAGCCTCGGTCAAGTTCATGTCGCTTCTCCATTATGGGCAACGAGAGCCCGACGCTTGGTCATCCCGCGCCGCCATCCTGTCGGGATTTCTTCCCCGACCAGTCTGACGGTCTTGTTCTCGACGCCGTCAGTGATGCGGATTACTCCCAGGCGCGCCGCAACCTGATTGGCTCGCCATTCAGGATCTTCCCAACTCAGCTTGGCCGCCAGCCTGTTCCGTTCGCGAGTTTCAGCCGGAGGATCGCTCTTGGAGCGACTGACTTTCAGCTTCGTCTTCTCGGAACGGACGATGCCGGTCATTGAGGCGCTGCGCTTTGCCCGCGTCTCGGCAGATTGATTGCTGGCTGCCTTGGACATTTTGGCGCAAAATTCCGGCGTTCGCGGCCGAGAGCGCGAAATTTCAGCAAAGCGCGCCCGCAGCTCGTCCGAAGGATTGAGCATTCCTTCGCCACCAGCGGTCTGGTTCGTCAGCTTGACGCCTTTTGCCTGCCAGAACGCGATGCGATTGATCTCTGCATCGTAAGCCTGTTCTGCGGTCATCTCGCCCACGACGAGCCTTACCTCGACGCACAAGCCGATCGCAGCCAGTTTCGCGACGACGTTCGCGTAGTAGGGATTCTTCGCGCGACCGATCTTCCAAGCGCGGCTTCCCGATCCCTTTCCGACGTAGAAGGGTTCGTTCTTATCCGGCCGCCAATGCTCGTAGACGTAGAACTTGTTCATGGCCGCGCGTTACCTATCAGCCCAAAGGATGGCTTGAGATTTTGACGAGCTCACCAGGCAAGCCGCTCGACATCGCCGTCCATTTAGTTTCCACGTTGCCGACGACGTTGATCGTGGACGACGCCACTACGGCGTTGTTGTTCACGATGTAGGTACCGGCACCGCCGGTGCCGGTGCCCAACGCCGTGATGTTGGTGTTCGCCGCTACGCCGGTGCCGGACAGCGTCTCGCCGACCGCGAACGTGCCGGTGAGGGTGCCGCCGACGGTGAGGATGCCCCACGTCGCCGTGAGCGGGCCGGAGGCGTAGTTGCCCTCCGGGTTGTTGAGCAGGTAGGTACCGATGCCGCCGACGGAACCGCTGAGCTGCGAGACGATCTGCGTCGTCGACGGGATCGTGCCCGCGGTGCCGGTGAGCGTCGCGCCGGGCTGCAGCGTCGTCGTCGGTGCCGTGGTGACGGTCAGAACGCCGCCGGAGATCGAGCCGGTGAACGTCGAGGAGGCCGCCGCGATCGAGGACGCCGTCGAGGTCGCCGCGTTCGTCGGGGCGCCGGTCAGCGCGAAGGTGACCTTGCCGGTGGCGAGGTTGGCGTAGGCCTTCATCGCCGCCTGGCCGGGGCTCTGCGGGAGCGCCTGCGTGGTGCCGTCGTTGACGACCCAGAAGTCGCCGCCGGTGGCCAGCGTCATCGCGTACCCCTGCTGGATCACCATGCTGGCGTCGGCGAGGAACTGCGTGATCAGGCCGGGCTGGCCGGGCCGCAGCACGAAGCCGGAGACCGGGCCGGAGCCGCTGTTCAGAACGATCGCGCCGGTGCCGTCCGGATCGTCCGGCGGGTACACCCAGGCGAAGCGGCCGATGGTTACGCCGCCGAGGCCTGCGACGAGGGCGCCGGGGCCGGCGTCGAACGTGAAGTACGGGTTCTGGCTGCAGAAGTCCCCCGCGATGGCCATCGAAGGCTGGTTGTAAGCCTGCGTCTGGAAGCCGCCGGTGCCGCTCATCTTTTGGTCTCCTGCGAAAGTTGCTCTCGTCCCGGAAGCCCCGGCGGGGCGCCCGCGCGGTTAAGTTCCGACGACCGTCACGATGTGCGCGCCGCCGAACCTCTTGTTGTAGTCGTCGATCGCGGCGGCCTCCGTCGCGATGGAATCGTTGGCCAGCTCCTGCGCGGGCCGCGCGCCGGGCTTCGGCTGCAGGTCGAGGATGGTCTCCAGCGCCGAGGCGTGGACGCCGTCGATCTTGGGAACCTTCATCGTCTTCAGCGCGTGACGGAAGACCTGCTCGGCGCTGTCGAAGGTCATGCCCTTCAGCTCGCCGACGTACGGGCGGACCTTGTCGAGCGCCTGGAAGGTAGCGCGGTCGTTCTCGCGCTGCGCCTTCACGGCGGCCGCGATCGAGGTCGTCAGCTCGTCCTTGGTGACCATGCCCTTCATCTTCTCGTCCCGCGCCTTGTCCTCGCCCTCTTTCTTCTCGCGGGCGGCCTTCTCCTCGGGGGTCTCTTCGGCGTCGCCGACCGCGGCGGTGTCTTCCTTGCGCTGTTCCTTGTTCTCGCCGCCCTCGTCGGCCCCGCCGACCTTCTTGAAGAGCGCGTCGCAGGCGCCGGCGATGTCGTCGTCGCCCATGCCCTTCTCTTTCAGGAAGCCCTTGAGGTTCCCGACGCCGCCGGCGTCGAAGGTCTTGCCCTTGTCGGCCTCGGCGAACTCCTTGCCGACGTCCTTCGGGATGCCGAGGTTGGACTGGCCGTGCGCGGCCGCCTCCATCGCCTTGTGCTGCGGCTCGGAGACCGACTCGTCGAGCGATTCCGGCTTCGCCGCCATGCCTTCATGCTCGATGTGGTCGAGCATCTTGGCGACGTGGCCCATCGTGACGCCCTCGTCGATCGCGAGCTTGCCCTTCAGCGCGGCGCCGAGCTGCTTGACGATCTCCGGTTTCCGCGCCTTGAAGTTCTTGGTCGTCAGCCCGGCGATGATCGGCGAGTAATCGACCTGCTTGTCGAAGGCCAGAAGCGGGTTGATCGCGGCGGCGGTGTTCATCAGCACCGCATAGGCAAGGCGCGTCGGCTTCATGGGGCTCTCCGTTCTGCGTGCGTCGCTGATCAGGCTCTCGTCCAGGCCGAGCGCCTGAAGCAATTTTTTCGGGTCGTTGCCGAACTTGGCTTTGAGGGCCGCGCCGAGTTTGGTGGTCACGAGCGAGTCCTGCATCCCGAAACAAAAGGCTTCGGTATGAATGGCTTATTTTCAAATAATTTTATAGTGCGTCATTGCATGAGTGCGGCGGCGGCGGTCAAGACGCCGCGCGGAGCGCGTCGCTCACGATCTCCGGCGAGTGCGAGATGACGGCGAGGAAGGCCCTGGCGGCCTTGTCTGGACAGCGGCGTCCCTGCTCCCATTGGCGCAGGGTCGTGACGTTGAATCCGTAGCGTAGCGCGAACTGCTCCTGGGTCAGTTGCAGCCGCAAACGAAGGGTTTTCACGTCGATCGCGACGATCTTACCGGGCATCTACAAATTCCACGATGGCGCGCTCGGCGAGCGCCCACAACACCTCGTCGGTGTCGCCGATGACGACGTTTTCGCCTTGCCTTCCGGTCTCGACGATCGCGAGGTGGTTAAATTTTATGTCGCGCATCACGCCGTCGTAGGCCTCGCCTTGGTAGGATCCTGGCGTTAAATCTGGCCTGTAGTGGTAGCCCGGCGACAGAGACCGCTTCGCTTCCGATTCGATGTCGTCGATGGCATCCTGCGCCCAGATGACGAGGCTGTTTTGGATGCAAGGCGCGACCCACGTCGCGGTGCTCCCCGTCGCGCCCACCGTCTCCCACGGTTGGTGGTCGTCCGCGTTCACCGGGACGTGCTTCTTCAGGATCTGGAGGCTGTTCGCCGAGGGCAGCGCCTTCTCCAACTCCTCGGGGTCGCGGAGCAGCTGGTAGATCTTGTCGGGGTCGAGCCCGAGTTCCTCCCAGCCGGGAATCTCCTCGCCCTTGTACGGGCAGATGTTGGCCTCGCAGATGTTGGCGACCTCGACGTGGAGTCGGCCGTCGTAGTCGATCGAGCGGACCGAGTCGTCGAGCGCCATCTTCAGCGCCCAGTCCGTCGCGATGTTGATCGCGCGGTCCCATGCGGCATCCTCCGCCTCGAGGTCGCCGTGGCCGTGCGGGATCGGTTTCACGTCGGCGTCCTCTGGCGGGTTCGTCGGCGGCATCTTCTCGACCTTCGCCTCCTCGCCGCGGCACCACGCCGACCACTTCTCCCAGAAGCCGGGCCCGTAGGTCTCCTCGACGAACGCCTTCTCCGACGGCGTTCCCTTCGTCTTGTGGGCCTTGAGGTAGATCGCCTTGCGCTCCTCGTCGTTCGGCTCGCGGCCGTTTGATTTTTGAAACTCGGTCAACAGCTTTTCAAGTTCGTCCACCTCCGCCTTCTCGTGGCGAACGAGGATCGGGTCGACCGGCACCGCCTTGCCGTCGATCTCCGCCTGCGCCGGCACGTTCTTGTTGCGGTACATCCGGCGGCGGTCCTTCGACATGCAGGACATCCACGGCCCGTCGTGCGTCGCGTCGACCTCGACGCCGTCGATCGCCTCGTCGACGCCGGCCGGCTTCTCGTCGGCGTAGTCGGCGAGGTCCTGCTCCGACCAGCCCGAACCCTCGGCATGTTCCGACAGCCTGCGCGCCTGGCCCTCGAAGTCCTCCCTGTCCTGCTGCGACGTGCCGGAGCCGCTCTCGCTGCCAGAGCTGGCGAACTCGCCGCTGGCGTCGCGGCGGTGGGCCGACTCGTTGAACGCGGCGTCGATCGCCTCGGCCAGGTCGTCCAGGCTGACCTCCGGGTCAGTGCCAGAGTCGAACGGGCTCATCTTGCCGCCCTGGACCGGCATCCAGTCGTTGCCGGTAGCCTTCTCCGCCAGCGTCGCCTCGACGCCGGGGTGGAGCGGCTGCGGCGGGTCGGTCAGCGGCGCCCAGGCGTGCTCGACGTGCTCGCCGTTGAGCTTCGGCTCGAAGCGCTCCGCGACGGGGTGCGCGTAGGTCGCGAAGTCGACGCCCCCGGTCGCGCGGCGGTCCAGCGGCCGCAGCCCGCCGTCGGCGGGATGGCCGGTCTCCTCGCGGGCCTCGCGGCGCGCCGCGGCCTCGGCGCTTTCACCGTCCTCGAGGCCGCCGCCCGGGAACGCCCACTCATTGGGGTGGTCCCCATCAGAAGATCGCTTGAGGAAAAGCGCGTGCCCCCTCGGGGTCACGAACGCGACGCCGGCGCCGTGCGGCTCCGCCTGGTCGGCGGCGTGCTCCGGCTCCTTCGCCTCCTCGCCGAGGAACTCCATCAGCCCGCCGATCAGTCCGGTCCAGGCCTCCGGCGTCATGTCGTCGGCCCGGCGCGCGCCGGCGGGGAGTCCGGAGTTGGCGGACGTGCTGAGCGCGGGCTGCATCACTTCGGCTCCCTGACGGTAACGGCGACGCGGACGCCGTGGACGATGACGGTCGGCTGCCCGACGCTTCTGTCCATGACGGAAGGATCGTACTCGCGGTCGAATACGTCGATCATCTTCTTGCGGTCCTCGGCGGTCTCCACGACGACGATGACGCGGGCGGCGGTTTCCGCCTTCACGCCGGCCTTGTCGAGCAGCCAGCGGAGGTCGGCGCCGAACTTGCGCAGCGTGTTCTGCGCGATGGCGACGCTCATCGCCGCCTCTCCTCGGCGCGCGCCGCCCTGACCGCGGCCTTGGTCCTCTTGTCGACGTCCTTCGGGTCGTCGAACGGCGTCACCAGCACGGCGCGCGGGATCGGGTCCAGGAGGTGCGGGGCGGCGGCGGTCTGATAGATCGCGCTGTCCATCAGGAACTTGCGGCGTACCCTCATCTTCGGAACGACGGTGATCGCAGTCACGATATGCCTCTGTAGCCATGTTCAGAAGCGCGTTGGGGATTTACATCCTCGATTCCCGAGGGAGCCGAGTCTGCGTTTCCGGGTGAACGTTCAGCCCACTGGCTCACGTTGGCCACCCAGCGGGCAATCCCGCCCGCAAAATGTTCTTCGCGGCGTTCCAATCCCGGTTGATCGACAGGCCGCAATACGGACAGGAATGCGTCCGCATGGCCAGGGATTTTGGGACAAGTTCGCCGCAGCCAGAGCATTTCTGGCTCGTATTCTTCGGGTCGATCCTGACGAAGTAAGCACCAGCCTTTTCAGCTTTGTACTCCAGGAAGCCCAAGAACTTCGACCACGACGCATCCGCGATGGAGCGCGCCAGCGTCGGATGTTTTATCATGTCTTTGACGTTCAAATCTTCGACGACGATGAGGTCGGCGCGGTTGACCAGCGCCGCAGATTGTTGGTGCAGCCAAGTCGAGCGCGCGTTCGCGATCTTTTGGTGAAGCCGCGCGAGCCGGGCCTTGACCTTGCGGCGATGGTTGCTGCCGCGCTGGCAGCGGGCCAAAGCGCGTTGCCGCCGCCGCATTTCCTTCTCGGCTTTGCGGGCAATGTGCGGGTTCGGGATTATTACGTTGTCGCTGCTGTAGGCGAACACGTTGAGGCCGAGATCAATGCCGAGAGTCGTCGAGACCGTACGCTTCTTTGGGGCCTCGACGGCGACCTGTAGGCAGACGTGCCAGCCCTTGTGATCGCGCGTAAAGGAGCAGGATCGAATGT